AACTATCGAGAATTCACTCTCGAAAGAGGTGAACTTGTTGAGCGAGATAAAGCGAAAGCAAAGCGACAACTTGCAAATCGCTCAAGCAGAAGGGAAGTCAGTCGAAGAGATTAACAAACTTCGAGCTACTAGCTTAGTCACTACATCTGAACTTCTAGAAAAAGAAATCCTCCTCGCGAAGGAACAAGGCGACGAGGAAACCTTGCTTGCGAAGCAAGAAGAACTGAGGCAAAACCAACTCGACATAACGATTCTTCAAGTAAGCGAAGAAACGAAACTAAAGAACCTCCTCGAAGACAGCGCAGAACTTTTAGATCCTAATCTCGCCGCCGCAAACGAACGCGCTGAATTAGTCGCGAAAGAAGAGGAAGCGTTAAAGAAAATAAATCGCGAAATCAATAATATAACCCAGTTCTCAGAAACCTACAAGCAAAACGCCGAAGCGGCTGCGGAAGGAAGCAAAGACCAACAGTTTTATCTTGATAGAATTGCTCAAGATCAACAGAAGCTCAACGAGCTACTGCCTCAACAAGAGTTGTTGCAAGACGCAATAAACAAGAAACTTGAAGACTACGATCAAAAGAAAAGGGATTCCCAAAAGAAAGGGAAAGAAATCCTAGAAGAAGATAAGCAGGATTTTGACGAGTATCTAGACGACCTCTTTGAGAACGAAGAAGATTACTTCGCGGAGGTGATGGATCTTAATTCGGAAGACTTACAAAATTACCAAGACGTACAAGCGGAAAAAAAAGCAAGTCGGGAAGCTGAACATGACGCATTCATGTTCATGATAGATGAGGAGATAAGAAAAAAAGACGAAGCACTTCAAGCTGATGAAGACGCGGAAAGGCGAAGGCAAGAGCTGATAAGCATGACGAACGACATGAGGTTTCGAATTGCCTCACAAACATTCCAAGCTATCGAGGCACTCGGAAAGGCGTTCGCCTCTCAAGACGAAAAAGATGCAGAGAAGAGCTTCAAAGTGCAAAAGGCTTTGAGCCTTGCGAGTGCTACGGTATCAGCGACTGAGGCAGTTGTAAACGCTTATAAGAGTGCCAAAGCAAACCCTGTTTTTGGCGCGATTCCAGGATACGCTGGGGCTCAGGCCGCTTTTGCCGCCGCTTTTGGTGTCGCACAAGTTGCAACGATAGCGAGGTCAAAATTCAAAGCACCCGCCAAAGTAAAAACCCCGTCCGGAGGGGGAGGAGGCGGAGGAGGCGGAGCCGTGCCAACAGCCCCACAACTCGACCTCGGATTCCTAGGAGGTGGAGCGGGGCAGACGGGTGGAGGCGGAGGAGGCGGAGCCGTGCCAACAGCCCCACAACTCGACCTCGGATTCCTAGGAGGTGGAGCGGGGCAGACGGGTATCCGGACTTACGTTGTCTCTTCAGAAGTAAGCAACAGCCAACAGGCAAACCAACGAATAAACGACCAAGCGTCACTTGTAGGATGAACATACTAGAACTCATAATCGACGAAGAAGCGGAGATGTACGGAATCGATGCGATATCTCTCGTAGAGCAACCCGCCATCGAAAGCGATTGGGTCGCCCTAAAGAACCAGCAACTCCAATTCAAAACGCAAGACGAAGAGAAGCGGCTCATTATGGGCGCGGCTCTTATTCCCGATAAGCCTATCTATCGAAAGACGGGCGAAGAGGAATACTACGTCTATTTTTCAAAGAAGACCGTCCGGCGGGCGATGGAACTCTACTTCAAGAACGGCAACCAGGCGAACGCCACGCTTGAACACGAGCATAAAATCAACGGCTTGCACCTCGTGGAGAGTTGGATCGTAGAAGGAGAGCAAGACAAGTCGCGGATGTATGGCCTCGATGTACCTGTCGGTACGTGGATGGTCTCGATGAAGGTAGAGAACGACGCGATATGGGAGAAGTTCGTTAAGGAAGGCGCGGTGAAAGGCTTCTCTATTGAGGGGTATTTCGCAAACAAGTACGAACTCGCAAAGGCTACCGTCAAAAAGGACAAGCGATATAAAGAGGGACAGCGCGTAGTTATGGAGTCTTACAGCGATTACCCCGACGCGGTGAAGAATAACGCTCAGAAGGCTTTAGAATACGCCGAGAACAACGGGTGGGGTTCCTGTGGGACTGACGTAGGCAAACAACGAGCAAACCAACTCGCAAAAGGTGAGGCGATATCTATCGAGACCATTAAGCGGATGAGGTCTTATCTGAGCCGTCACGAAGGCGACCTGGATTCTTCGAGTTCATTCTCTGACGGATGCGGGTATCTTATGTATATGGCATGGGGAGGAAAGGCGGCTCTTCGCTGGTCAGAATCCAAGCTCAAAGAATTAGAACTTCTTTCGGCTATCGAAGTAGAACTCGGACTCGACTACCTCGAAAAAACGCTACGAAGTAAGGAACGACCGCAGTAAACCGTTATTATTTTAAATCCCTTTATAATGTCTATAAAAGAACGCATCTCTGACTTGTTCGAAAAATACTCCGTTCAACTGGAGGTCGAAGAAAAGGAAGAGGAAAAGAAAGAGAAAGAGACTTCTTTCGCAACTGCTACGCTTGACAGCGGGCAAGAAATCCAAACCGACGCGGAAGCCTTTGCCGTCGGTGTTTCTGTTTTCGTAGTAAATGACGAAGGCGAACAAATCCCTCTCCCAGACGGAAGCTATACCCTCGCCGATGGCGTGGTTCTCGTCGTTGTCGACGGTGTCGTTTCTGAGATGCAAGAGGTAGAGGAAGCACCCGCCGAAGCCGCTCCCGAAGCAGTTGTCGAAGAGGTAGCAATGAGCCGCGAAGAAATCGTTTCTTTAATCGCTAAGGCAGTTGCTCAAGTGAAAAAAGAATTCAGCTCTCAAATCAAAGAGCGAGACGCGAAGATCACCGAGTTGAGCAAAACAGCTTCAGCTAAAATCTCTCGCGCACCTAAGATGGAGGTAAAAGCTCCTGTCGACATGACTAAGTTATCAATGAAGGAGCGCATCGCCGCGATCCAAAATCAATTCTCTCTATAATGGCTGATTTAGCAATTAATTCAAACTACGCAGGAACCGCGGCTCTACCTTACGTCGCTCCTGCCATTCTCTCTGGCGATACCATTGCAAATGGTTACGTCGAGGTTCTCGAAAATGTCCGATACAAAGCCAACCTCCGCAAGTTTGGCGGCGTTGCTTTGCAAGACGCGGAATGTACATTCTCAAACGCTAACGGCTCAATGACGTTGGACGACGTTGTTCTTGAGACAAAAGCTCTTCAGGTAAACGAGCAAGTCTGCAACAAAGACCTCCGTACTGCATGGGAAGCCGAGCAGATGCGCGGTCAATCGTCAAACTCACCCGCTGACTTCCAAGCGTTCGCCGCTCAGTACGTAGCCGCAAAGGTTGCCGAAGGCGTAGAGCGTAACCTGTGGCAGGGTCAATTCGACTTCACAGATAGCGCAGTAACTGTATCGAGTGGAACTTACACCAACTATCCCGGTATTTGCAACAAAATCGTAAACGCCAACCCAACGGTTGACCAAGCGTTGACAGGTGCAACAAGCGCGGCAAATATCCTCGGACGTTTGACAACCCTTTCGGCGGCTATTCCAGACGTTTTGGCGGGAGACCCTGACACGAAGTTGTATATGAGCCGAGCGATGAAGCAACTCTATTACACGGCTTTGGCTGGTACTGCTGAGTTGACTTTCCACGCCGCAGAAGCCGCTAATTTCTTTAACGGTTATGAAATCATCACGCCGGGTGGAATGCCTAACGATACGTTCATCTTCTCTAAGAAGGAGAACCTGTACTTCGGAACAGACCTTTTGACGGATCACATCGAAGCGGCCGTCTTGAACTTGATCGGTATCACGGGTGACGACGTTACTCGAATCATCATGAAGTTCAGCGCAGGCGTTCAGATTGTCGACGGTGGTTCTTTGGCTTTTGCCGCCCGCACATCCTAATTAATCGGGGAGGGGCTTTAAATCCCTCCCCTTAATTCCTCAAAATATGGCTTGTAGTATTACAGTTTCGGGGCGTTCCTTCCCCTGTAAAGATAAAATCGGAGGAATCAAAAGGGTTTGGA